GTCAGGCCTCCGCAACTAAAAAGAGGATAAATGATTGAATCACAATCTTTTATCCTCTTTACTTTTAAAACAGTCGGACAAAAGTCGGACAAAAAATAATTGAATTCATTAACGGTATACGTTTTCGAACTCGAAAAACGTATAAAAAAATGTTTTCAGAAAGAAAAAGAAAAGGAACTTCTCTGTATGATGTTGTAACCTACACTCTCCCCAAACTGCACACTGGCAAAAACTGGTATGTGGATTTCAAGTGCTACGATCCGCTAGAAGGAAGTATGAAACGAAAAAAATTCATGCTTGACTCAATTGCAAAAATTTCGGAACGTAAGAAAAGAGCCACTGAAATCATAACAGTCACCACACAACGCCTCAGGAACGGCTGGAACCCATGGGCGGAAGCCACAACAGACAGACAATGTGCAAACTTTGTCTATGTCACAGAAATCTATAACAAGTATCTGGAAAAACTCACTTCTGCCCAAACACTAAAACAGAAGACACTCTATGATTACCAATCAAGATTAAACATGCTGCTAGAATATAATAACAGCAGGCACCTGCCTATTATGTATATGTATCAATTCGACCAAGCATATATAAGCGACTTTTTGGATTATATCTTATTAGACCGTGATGCCAGTGCCCGGACACGGAATAACTATCGTACCTGGTTATCTACCTTCTGTACCTGGCTGAAGGAAAAAAAATATATCGAGGACAACCCGACCGATAAAATCCGCTCTTTAGCGGAAGAAACGAAATTCCGCTCCGCACTTACGAAAGAGGATCTTGCACAATTACATGAATATCTGAAAGAGACCAACAAACACTTTTTATTAGCCTGTCAAATGGAATATTATACCTTTATCCGTCCGGACGAGCTAAGCAATATCCGATTAGGAGACATTAAAATCAAGGAGCAAAAAGTTTTTGTATCATCCACTATCAGCAAGAACCGACGCGACGGAATGGTCGGATTGAATGACAGTTTGGTCAAACTAATGATTGAATTAGACATCTTTAGGAACAGTTCAGACTATTACCTTTTTGGCAAGGATTTCAAACCCTCTATTCAAAAAGCAGACTCACGCATTTTTCGAGAATACTTCAACAAAGTACGAGCTTTTTTGCGATACCCGAAAAACTATCAGTTTTACAGTCTAAAGGACTCCGGCATCCGTGATCTGGCAAATGCCGAAGGCATCGTGATAGCCCGTGATCAGGCACGTCATGCGGATATCAGCACCACCAACAAATATCTGAAAGGAGATAATATGACCGTACATGAAGAAACCAAGCATTTTGAAGGAAACTTATAAAAAGAAGGTTAATACATAGTAAAATTACTATGTATTATTTGCACATAATAAATTTACTATGTATCTTTACAATGTCAATAAAACAAGAACCATGAATGAAAAAGAAGAAATTTCAGCCTTACTCCATCGTTTAACACAGTTAAAAATGGAGTTGAAGATGACAGAGTTCACTTTCAAAAACAACAAAAAGTTAACAGAACAACAAGTAAATTCCATTCTAGATGAAAAATTAAGAATAGAAAAATTCATCCGGATTCTGGAAAACAGATTGAAAGAGTTAGAAAATTAATTGTTAAACCAGTCCCCTTAAACAAGGGGACACAACCCTATATAATATGTCAGACATCAAAAAAGAATTGAAGGAACTGGAAGAGATCATGCATTCAACAGATGAAGACAGAGAACAAAAATTCGAAAAAAAGTTTCTCTACATCCGAGAACATTACACCAGCGAAAAAGATAATGAGGCTATTTATAACTTTACCCTAAACGGATACAAACAAATCAATAATGAACTGGAAAACATGACTCGCTATTTGGAACTCCAGAATCAGATCAAAAGCGTAAAGGAAATAATACCTGTCTCATATATCGCCCGGAACTATTTCGGGAAAAGTGCCGCTTGGTTACAACAACGTCTTTACGGTTATAAAGTAAGAGGTAAGGTATATACCCTTAACGAAAAGGATATCAAAACCTTAAACCTCGCGCTACAGGATATTAGCAAAAAGATTGGTTCACTCACCATCGCACTGTGATGGTCTGTTTTATTGACACGATCCCCGTAGTTGAACCGCTACGGGGATTTTCTATTCTAGTCAATTCTATAAAATATACCTTTCATCACCTTGTTTATCCCGTTCACATCTATCTCCGCCTCTATTTTCTCACACAAATATTGCTTGTTACCAATTAAGAACACTTTATTCACATCCGGCAGTTTATCCGTAATGAACTGAATAGTATAAGGAATATCGGAATGAAACAGGTTAAGTGATGACAATTTGTTGCCGATACTATCCGGACATACATCATTCAAGCTCAACGAATAAGGCATAAGTGTTGATACCAGCCCTTCAGGTCTTTGTTGGTAATCGGTAAACGGATAAGCATAATCAAATGATTGCCCGTTAACGGTATGACGGTTGAATATACCGGTATTGATCGCAACCTCCATAATATCACTCTTTTTTTGCTTCTCCTGCAATTCCACATTACCTTCAATAGCCTCCTGGATATTGAAGGCACTCTGCTCGTAACCCACTTTATGAAAGCTCACGACCGGGATATTAAAAAACAAGGGAGTGTCTGTGCGCACATAATCAAAATTATGTGAAAGAAAAGTGTAAGTACCTATATTGTATTGTACTATTTTGGCCGGAACAATCCGCAAAGAGGCGCTCGTTTCTGATTCCGGATTCCGAATCAAGTCAGCATATAAGTTGACTTCACGAAGACTGTTTTTATCACCCTCATTATAATTAATGTAATACCGCCTACCAACCACAAAGAGCGTCTTTTTTCTGTTCTCATCAGACATGGTGTTATAAGCTTGCACCAGTTCGTCGTAAGTATTGTATTCAGTCTTTTGAGCCGCCTCTATCAATTCCCTATCCAACCGTAAGAAGCCATCATCAGTCACAGACGGCAAATCATAACTGACATTACCGGAACTGATATCTTTATCGTCTTTTTTATCTTCAATCTCCACAGAAAACTCATGAAGTATAGCGTCTTCATTAATCACCTCTTTATCAGAAAAAGAAAAATAGTCATTTAATTTGGCGAAACGGACCACTTTTGTATGTTCATCCACAATAGTAATCACACCCAAAAACTTCTCCAATTCATCAAAGAATTCTGAAACCGTCCAATGTGGGAGCGCACTGGATATTCCTAATGACGCCACCGCACTACAGACATACACATTGCGCAAAAAATTATTATCGAAAAAAGAGGTATCAAACGTGTAACCAAAATGCTCCACTATTTTTGTAATCACAGTCATTAAATAAGGCTGAATACATGTACGCAAGAACTCCGGACAAGGAAGAAACCGGTTAGAGCCATCTTCGTATTGAGCATTATTATTCAAATTCTCCGGATTCACATCCTGATAGAAAACAGGAAGCCAGACAGATTCAACCTGATCAACCGATCCGTAATAATCAACCATTTCAGAAGCCGGCAAAAATCCTCCAATGGGACGACCTACAACCGGTGTCCAATCACTACCTAAATCCAACTCATCCACATAGATATCATCATTGGTCAGCAAATTAAATTCCGCATTTCCGGACACCAGCTGCACTTTAACCCGTGTTTCTTCTACAGACATCAACACGGCACTGCCGGATAACAAACATCTGGCATCAACCATAAGGACGGCCGTCAAAATGGTTTTCTTCTTGGTCACATCGAGCCGGTTAATATGACCAAAAATCGCGTAATTGGCCGACATTGGAAGTTCTATATCCAATGAATAGTTGGAACTACGTGTAAAATACGGATTCTCAGAAGCCAACGTAAAATAAAAATCTTCTGACAAAACAGCCAATTGCCCGTTTATATATAATTCCGTCATAACCTGTTACGTGATTTATTGTTATTTAAACGATTATATTCTTTTTGCGCCTGATTAATGCCATGTTTGCCTGTAACATACGTTTCAGCCACCAACGGTTCTTGAAGGCGAGACTTGACTTTTTTCATTGTCTCAGTACATTCAACCACCAGACGATGCAGTTCCAAATCCACCCCGGTTCCACCTTCGGATACTGGCACCACAGCAGACGGAGCAACCACTGCCGACACATCGCTAGCAGTCAGGCTGCCCACTGTATTGGTACGCTGCGCATGATCAATCAAATTAAGTACGGGACGAATGGCTGGGTTTGCCACCGCAAAACGGTTGGCAACAAATTCATTGGAATGTACAATACCCTGAGGGCGATCCCATTCACCAGGACCTGTGAAGCCTCCAGTATAAAAATTACCAATCATCCCCTTAACAGCTGCAAATGCAACTTTGATAGCTGCAATCTGGGCAGCTGCTTTCGCTATACCGATGAAAGACAAAGGAGCAGTAGCCGCTGCATTTTTGGCTGTGATTTCAACAGCTGTGATTTCAATAACTTTCTCCAAGGCATCAACCGCCATCAGCAGAGTCTCACGGAGAAAACTCTTCATTGTCAGTTCTCCATTAGCAATCATTTCACCTAAGGTCTGTCCATAATCCTCAGCTATCCCCTTAGCCATATCCGTATATTTTTGGACCAAGGCCCTTTCTTTATCCTGAGCCTCTTTTCTTTTTTGGTATTCCTGTTCATCCTCCTTCAACCTGTTAGCGTTAATTTGCTTTTGGAAGTCTGCTTTTTGTTGTTCTGTTAATTGATAATTGGCCAGCATATCGCTATAATAACCGTATTCCAAATCAGACAAAACCTGAAGATAATCTTCTTCAGATGTCAGGTTTTGATAATGATAACGGGCAGCCGCTTCAACATCTAACTGATATCGCTTTTCTCTGGCTGTCAAAGCACGTTGCTGTGCCTCTTTATACTCTTTATCATCTTCTTGCCTGCAACGCTCTTTGAATTTAATTTGTGCATCTAAAATCTTTTGATTGATTTTTTCAATCTCTTCCGGCTCCATACCGGCAACCTCTAGCTGTCTGTTCAAATGCCGCATCTCCAAATCTTCAGCCAACCGGGCATACTCTTCTTGTGTCATCAAGTCACTGTCAATATACAATTGCTTGAGATGTGTCAATTCAGACAAATATTCTTTTTCCTCCTTAACCAACGCATCTTTTTTCGCTTTTGACCTCTCCCCTTCTGTTAAAGCGTCACCTCCATTTTTTTTACCATCGGTTTTTACTACATCGGGCTGAATGTCGCTAGCTGCAATTTCAGCATTAACATCTTTAATGGCCTGATTTAACTGATCAAGACGAGCCTGAGTCTTATTCAGTTCTTGATTGGCTATCGTGAGCTGGCTACGTGCTTGCTGAGTAGACGCATCTGTAGCTTTAGCCAACGCTCTTGTACCTTGTGTGCCCAAACTAGTAGCCCGAGCCGATGCCATAAACTGTGCCGCATTAAAATTGGCATTGGCTCGCTTCGCCTCTTCTTGTTGTTTTCTCTCCAGCTTCTCCGTCTTGCGTTGTTCCCGATACAGTCCTGCCAACTCTTCTCTGGCCGCCTCCAGTTTGATTTGTTTCTCCAATTGCACCAAATAGTCTTTGATGGCACCCGTATTGTCATTCATCAACTTACCCTCTTCATTTAGCATACCGTTGTAACCCGGAACGATTTGTTTCAATTCATCAATACAGCGACGGCGTTCATTATAGGAGAAATTCTGATTATGAATCACATTTGTCAGCAATCTAATTTTTGACTCCTGCTCGCCATATTTATCATTCAAATCATTACTAATGCGCAACATTGATTTCTGACTTTCTGTAACCCTGTTTTGCTCTCTTTTTAAATCAATCAGCCTACCGATTAAAGCTGCTACCCCTACCGCTAAAAAAGCATAAGGATTTGCCTTAACAAATTTACCTAGAGAAAGCAGCGATGCAACGATTTTTTCATTCCAAACCACCTGTAATTTCGACCAGGCAACATCCGCTTTTTTATAAGCAATCAAAGCAAGCAATGTCACACAGGTACTTGCTAACGCACCTTTGTATTTAACCAACCAATCAATCAATGCCGGAGCCATACTAAGTAATTTAGTAGTCCATCCCGTCAACATATTGAGAGAGGGGTTTAATTTTTCCATTAATTCAATGCCTGTCTCTCTTATTTTATTCTTCAGCTGAGCCAAACGAGCCTCGTTGGTCTCAGAGTTAATTGCCGCCTGTTCCATAGCCACGTTAGTATCAGTCACCGCCTTGGTATAATATTCAACTTTGTCGGCACCGTCTATCAAGGTCTGTGCTACCGTGTAGGTTTCTGCACCAAAACGCTTCACAATTTCTTCTGTAGATAGTTTTTGTAAGTTCTTCAGAGCCGTTTGTAAGCCCACTATCTTGGGATTTGTCTTATCTGCTCCCGTCTGTAGACGAAGGAAAAACATCTTCAATCCAGTACCAGCCACCTCATTCACAATCCCTTTCTCTGCTAGGGTCTCGATGCTACCTACCAATTGCTCGATGGAAACATTAGCCGTAGAAGCGGAAACACCAGCATTAGTGACGGCTGCCGTAATGCTCTGTACAGCTGCGGAACCGTATTTGGATCCCGCAGCCATCACATTGGCATAGTCGGCCGCTTTCTCGGATGATGCCCCATATTGGTTCATTGACAACGTAACCGCATCAACCGCTTCTTTTAAATCCATCTTGGCAGCCTTGGACAAACGCATCGCCTCAATGGTCACGGCATTCAACGCCTCTTTATTACCTAACAAATCCGGTTTGGCAGACCCTACCAACATATATGCCTCAAGAATCTCTTTACTGGACTGAGTAACCCGAAGTCCAGACTTGTGCATCGAGGTAGACAATATCTCAGCCTGTCGGGCAAGCCACTGAATGGATGCATCATCCAACCCGGTAAGAGCCTTCAGATTGGCAGCCGACGCTTCTTTATCATCACGGTCTTTGCGCATTTTGTTCAACGTCATGGATATGCCGGTAATGGCAGCGATACCGGACGCCGCCAACGCCCCCCATTTGGCAAAACCATTATTAAACCGGGCCAACCACCCCTCAGATTCTTTAATCTCATCATTGACTTTACGAATCTCCGCATTGACCAACTTGAGTTGTGCCTGGTACTTCTTCCACTCTTCAGAACCTCGGGCTATGTGACCGGAGTTCAACTTAGCATTGATATCTTTCAACAGTTGTCGAAGTTCTTTCGGAGTGGCCAAACCAATATTGTTCATAGCCGCATCGATATTCCGGGCATTATCCCTCATAGCACGCAATGTTGTATTGGTCTCCTTCAGTTCTTTTTGTAACTGCTTGACTTTTTTGGTATCACCCGCATTTTGGGCTTCAACAATTCTGGCTTTTAAAGAGAGCGCATGTTGTTCCATCAATTGCATTTCTTTTCTAGCCTGCTCCCCATTCACCTGGAGTTCAACGGTCGCTTTTTCATGTATAGCCATCTTTTTTTATTTCAAAAATAAGGTTATAAAAACAACTGGTAAAAGACAAGAAAACCCGACTCATCACGAGCCGGGGCAGTCCAATTTATAAATTTAAAGTCTTATGATGAAAATTGTCTGTTGCGCCAATGTTTTCGTACTATCAACATAACGACAATCAAAACGGTTACACAAACACAGGCAAAACCGATTTGTTCAGGCAGCGTGGATTCTTTTTTCTCTTTTATGGTTTCTGACCGGTTTTCTTCACGGGTATTGGAAGTGGTTTCCTTGTCAGCTTTCACTTCCGTACTGTCTTTGATTGCAGTTTCCTTCCTTTTATTCTTGCTGAAATCACCTTCCACATGACCGTCTGCCAATAACGGAGGTTTCCCGGTCAGGCTATCGGGCGGTTTTCGGGTATCATAGATACAGAAATCAATCACATAGTTACTATTAGTAGTAATGAGTTCGCTCAAAGAGGTACTTGATCCGTGTACGATGTTGACAGATTCACTGGCGCTATCTTTGCTGATTACTTCTACATCGGACTTGACAGCCTTATGCGAGCTGCCACATGATCCGAACAGCAGGAACAGACACATGAAGGGAGCCAGTAATATATGCCGGCTTACCCAGTTCATAACTCTAACCAACATAAGAGATATCATTTATGCGGTTCATCCACCCTCTCTTAAATTTATTATTGGTCGGACGCTTGCGGCATATATCCTCAATAAAGTCGAACCGGGCAATCTTAATCATGTCGAACAACTCACGCGGGTTCTTGGCATTTACAGCGGCAATGGTCTTGGGACCTACAATGCCATCCACCGTAACACCAAGCAAGCGTTGAGGAATCTTAATTCCGTGCGCACCGGATGCCCACACCCAGTCCACAAGAATATTTGCCACAGACTGATCCTGTATCAAATCAGCTTTCCATCTGTCCCAATAATACGGTTTGAGAACACGATTAACAACGTCCTCACGAGTAAGCAGATGTAGATCATCCACATCTATGTCACCGTCACCATCCTTGTCATAGCCGCACGATTTCCATGCGCCGATAGTCACGCCCATATTGGTAGCCCCTCCCAAATCGTCAGGGTCATTTACAAAACCGCCTTCCCATTTCAGTATAAACGGTGCAAGTTTATTCACATCAGCCATTTTTATTTTCCTCCTTATCTTTTAATTTATCCACTAAATGGTTAAACTTGGTTGTTACATAAACTCCGATACCAAATATGCCTCCGGCATACATCAAACATTGAGCAAAAAACCACAATACGGATTCATGTATCTGACCTGTCGGTTCCACAATGAACCCCGCCACAGACAAACCAACACCGGACATTAACATACCTACCGCTGTATAAATCTGCACTTCCTCTTTTGTTTCTTTCTTCATTTTTTTATGCTGCTTTATAAAAACAGACACAAACCAACCAATAAATAACAATGTATAAAAAGACAAGAAAAATTAATTATAAGGCTTTCCGCCAAACCCAATAGTAGAAATCTAGTAGAAATATTAACATATAAACACCTATTTCTACTGAATATCTACCACTATCCAATAAAATGATATTATCAATTGATATTCAATTTATCATCCAAGTTCCCCCGGAACTTAGGCTAATAATAAGATACATTATGGTAAAAATGCATAAACTGACCAAGGGTGGACAAACCATATTCCCGGCTACCATCTATGATGCTGTGGTCAACCCCAAGACACGCAAGAGTCTTACAGCAGAACTTTCCGAGTTAAAAATGGATATTATTAATCAAAAAAAGGGAGAAAATATTATTGATAATTTTGATCAAAGTACGGCCTATATTGTATATGGTAATCAAGGAGAAATAGCATCAAGTATAGAAAAAATCACAAACAATGCGACATTCATAGCAACAAAATTAGAATGTAAAGCCGGAGATCGATTTCTGATTACTGGAAAGTGCGTTTCTGTACAAGCTAGGGCCTATGTTTTTGTTGATGAATCCGATAGGATTTTGCTAAAAGCAAGCCAAACATTTGTTGGGGAAAAATCTGTAATTGAGGCTCCGGAATCTGCCATTACCGCTTACTTTACATTAACAAAATCTGAATCTGTTGAATTTGTAATATTAGACTCGTCAATAGAAGAATTAAATGACAAGATTACTGAGACAAACAAATCCTTTACAAGCTTAAAGGAAGAGGTATCAAATATTATTACAACCGAAAGCGGGATAGAAGAAGAAATCTACAACAGCACTTATTTGTCTAAGGATTATATATCATCTGGAGGCACACTGGGTACTGCTGCAAGATACTGGTCTGTAAGAATACCTGTGGCAAAAGGATTGAGGTATAAACTGGATTCTTCAAATGTCAGTAATCAAACAGTATTTAGAATTGCCAAAACCGTAGAAAGAAAAATAACAGAAGTCTTAATCAATGAGGCTTCACCAGAGACAAAAAAATATGAAATTTATTGTGATAGCTCATTTAATTATATACTTTGGACATTAAGCAATGCCTATGATTTGGAAGGCACTCCAAGTGTCAAGAGAATAGAGGGGGGAGGAAAAAAATTAAGTCCTGATATTCAGATTTCACCTAAATCATTGCCCGGTTTCGAAGATAGTATAAAGGAGATAACAGATAGACTTGATGGAATTGTTTATAAAAGTAATATTATCTATTGTTATGCCAATCAGGAAACGGCGAATCAATTTCAAGCTATTGAGGACGGGATTAATATATTTGTAGGATATAAAGCCAATGTAAATTCCATTCAGAGGGCCATAAATTCCATACCAAAAGATACAGACAAACAATGGTATATTTTTGCTGTAGGGGAGTTCAGGACATCATCATTTAATCATTTTGCAACGGAAGATCCGTTATCGGGAGAATCAAAGGAAAACTATGTCTGTTATATAGAAATGGTTGACAGGCAAAATATTCATTTGTTCGGTGTTGGTAATAGGGCTACAAAAATAATATGTGATATGCCTGACAGTGGTTTTCCAACTCCTGTATCTAATTTACATCCATTGTTGATAAAAAAAACTAGGAATTGCAGTTTCCACAACTTTTATATTTTTGGGAAAAATGTAAGATATACCGTGCATGTTAATGGCATTAAAGAAAGCGAATCTAATAAATTATGGTTTGACAATGTGGAATTCGACAGTGGAAAGAATAATGGAGAGGCTGCGGATAGCTGGCCGTATGGTTCCCAAGCAATAGGTATAGATATTGCATCTAACATGAATCTGATTTTTACTAATTGTATAAATCCATGCTTGAGAGGACATTTTGGCAGTATGGGATATGGAAGACATTTTATCCTGTTTAAAGGGTGCTATTTTTATTCCGATGCAACCAATGTGTTGCCCTCGGAAAATATTCCATCCCCAAATAGTTTTATAGATTACAGGTTTATAGGTAACAAGTTCTATGGGCTTTCAACGTTATTTAATGGTTCCTTAAAAGAATCAGGTGTAAAGATGAAAATTAGTGGCTGGGGGAATAGTATTGTTTATTTTCCCAAACCAACTCTGTATTTTAATGAAATAACGGATATTGCACAGACATATAAAACTGAAAGTTCGATATTAGCCGGTAATTTGGTGAATCTATATGGGGATAAGGCTAATGGTAAAATTGAATCTGTTGCTATGTTCAACAGCTCAGACGGGAAAGTTATTTGTGCCAAAAATATCATGTATGAAATAAATAATATTCTTGTTTCAGAGAACTATCTTCCTAAAGATGGAGATTACTGTAAGGCAGTAGATGGATTATTGGCGAAATCAGAATATCCTACTAATGCTTATGTTTTAGTAAGATCAGGTATAAAGTATTTAATAGTAGAGTAATCCATCAACTATGATGTAAGGGCTGAACTTGGTGTAGGTCAGCCCTTATGTTTAAAACCATTCCGCATCCGGATGTACTTCTACGGACAAATGATTCATTATTTTGATGATTAATTTTTGTATCATAAATATATGTTTTGAGTGTTACTGATAATTTTCCGAGTTATTCTACAGATTTATAATAGCTAATACAACCGGTTCATACGCTCTTCCTATTTCACGCAATCCACCGCTATCATAACTCGGATGAACCCCGTCTCTTCCATTTTGTAGAACTGTCGTAGTTGCACCGTATAAGTCACATAGTGATTTTTCAGAAAGTGAGCCATATCCATATATATTGTCCATCATCGCATAAACAGGAACAAGAGTAACATAGTCGCTATAAGGATTACCTGTATCATCGTTTCCTTCAAACAGTGATATGATTTCTTCGGCAAATGACAATACACTATATTTCTTAGGGCTGTTGTTGTTATTACTAGCGCCCGAAAAAGTCATAAGTTCAGCACCATAAACCTCTAATCCAAAAACGAATTTAGTATCCGGATACTGGTTGTGAAATTTATCAATAATTTGTTTCGCACGTAATCTGGCAGTCTGTACACTTTCTGAATTTACGTCCTCATAAGACTTTACCTCGTTGTATCCCCACTGGAGAATGAAGATGTCAGGAGCATCAAATCCCCAATAATCGAAGTAGTATTTGAAATCCAACTCATCAGTTGACGGATTCCAGAACGGATTATACCTCGCATCATCCGCAGATGTGTATGTAATCGTTGCATCACCGGCCAAAGTGTTACCATTAGCGGATTGTGTTTTTGTGATTGTACCGCCTGACGGGAAATTCCCTGTTCCTGACGTATCATCTTCCGTACCATCACCATAATTAGGGTCTGAACTGAATTTCCCCAATTTTAGTTTTCCGCTATATTTACCATCACTCCCTGCTGTCAGTCTGAATCCTCTCACTACCCAAGATATATTATTCCCATCCAAGTAAGACGTACCGGGATAGCCTGTAACCGGTAATTCTGTAATCCCCGAAACGGTCAATATCTTTGCTGCCCCTTTGGGTTCCGTGATAAAGGACATGTTCCCACCACTCTGTACCTCACCCCAAATATCTTCGGCATAACTGGAACCGGTAGTTTTAGTGCGGTTAATCATGGTTCCGATATATTCAACCGTAACATTATCTTCTTCAAGCAAATTTTTCAATTCAACTTGCCAGCCACCCAGATCAGATATACTATCCCCACTATCCAATATCTTAACTGTCTTATGGGATGAAGGATTGGCAAGTATATTAAATTTGACTTGCAGTTCTTGCAACAATTTTCCAAATTTTCGAAGCGTAAGCTTATTATTAAAAACAGATGCAGCTACGGGGACCCCTGACAATTGCCTGTCGAAAACCTTTAATGTGGCGTTTGACACTGAGAAATCAAAGTTATCATGACATGAGCATTTTATAGCCTGCTTATAATATAAATTATTTTGCCGATTGGCTTTGAAATACAAACTGGACGGCAATACTAATTTTGCCGGGAAAACTTCTTCATTTATAATTTGCTTAACTTCATCCTGTGTCGTTCCGCTGCCTATGCCTTCGGGTAAACTTTCCTCGCTAATTACATAATGAAAAGGCTCGTATTCAGTTGCGGTTGAACCATACTCAATCTGTCCTTCTGTCTTGTAATTTGAAGCTAAGAATGTCGCTCTGACATAGGCTGTATTACTTTCCAATGTAATGGTTAAGGTCTGTTTATTTTGAGTGGAAGTTATGAATGTCTTATCCGAATCGTATTGGCTGAAATAAATTGGCCCCAAAGCAAGGGGATGGGCTGTTATCATCTTTCCTCCCTCTACGGCTATATAACCGGACGTCACATAAGTGGTGCTGTTAGCAACAGTTCCATCCTGACGCAAAAATCCATTACCTGCCTTATCCGGATCAAATAAGTTTTTTCCGACCACCACTTTAGGCATTTGACTCTGTAATGTATCTAATGTTGCATTAGTATTATTTATCTCCTTTTCTTGTTTCGCAAACCTTTGCTCATTATCATAATTCTCTGTATATGACTCATAGGGCGTTGCAGTGCCGCCCTCAAAGAACATTGCATTATCAATGACAGCAGTTGATATGCTTAATCTGATGTAAGCAGCGTTTGACGGTGAGGTAGTCACGCCTGATTTGGCCGCTTCTTCTATCGCATTAAATTCTTTGTCAAACCAGACATTTGATGCACCGCCCGTATTCGTATTTTGGATATAATATGATGTATTTGGATTGACTTTGATATAGTGAGATAAAGACAGGGTCGAATTCGTTTTTAAATTACCTGAGGCATCAATATAATACCCATCCTTTACGGTTAATTTGTTAAATAAGTTCTTACCCAACGAAACACTTTTCTTATCCGCCATTTGTGTTTCAAGTTCTGTCTTATCAGCCGCCATTTGTGTTTCAAGCCTCACAAACTTCTGCTCGTTATCATAGTTGTCGGTAAAAGGCTCATAGGATGTTGCCACATCTCCAAGCTCCATCTGCGCTGCACCCAACTGAGATTTAGATATTGACAGTCTTATATAAGCTGCATTTTCAGGGGTGGTAACAGTTCCGTCCTTAATTGCAGTCAATACTTTTAAATTATCGTCAAAGATAACGTGATATGCTCCACCAACACCTGTCTTACTAATATGATATTGTGTATTGCCTTCTATGGAGATGTAGACTGTTACGCAATATGAGGAGAGCTGTTTTAAACTTCCGTCTTGCCCCAAATAATATCCATCTGTCAGATTCGATGGATTTATAATATTTTTTCCGACAGAGTATTCTTTTTTCCCTGATATTCTAGCGCCTATTTCGGATATTTCCGAGGTCAGACTCTTGCGTGTCTTGGGGTTGACCACAGCGTCATAGATGGTAGCCGGATAAATGGTTTGTCCACCCTTGGTCAGTTTATGCATTTTTACCATAATGTATCTTATTATTAGCCTAAGTTCCGGGGGAACTTAGGCGATTATTATTTTATGTAACTAATTATTTATTTAACTATTAAATCATTCTTCCTCTTCCGGTGGCAGAGGAGGTACAAAACCACTCAGCACATCATCATACTCCCTCTCTGACAGAGGGACGCTCTGCACTGCATTGTATGCGGCATAATCCGGATAGGACATGATCTCCGCCGTGCTCTCATCCGTCTTTCCGGCAACGAGGATAACACCTGTATTCTCCACCGATACAAGATTGCAGATGCCATCGGCAAAATCAGCATCGGAAAGATAGTATTCGCGTTTGACCGACAGAGCACCGGGACGTAGTCCATGCCTGTCAAAAATGACCAGCAGACCACCATCATCAAGCCTGCGGCAGTTCTTGTACCCGTGCCCGTCAAACTCCGCAACGACACACCCCGACAGGACTGTGCGGTAAGTAAACCGGAAGGGAGTATTTATATCTCCATTCAGGCTCTTCTCTATGATTTTAAAATCGGACTGATAATTAATTCTTATCATAACTCTTATAATATTGATGTTACATCGTCTATCTCCTCGGCTGTCAGGTATCCGTTCAAGTCAACACTTCCGCCACCTCCTGTCGTGCCTGTAGGACTCCATGCCCCCTTTATCTTGCATTCATATATAGGGCCCGGTATGGTATCCCCCACAACAGCCCAGTCACCTACAACAGGAGATGGAACAGCCTCTTCCAGCAATTTAAGAGTAGAAAATAATCCCTTGTTGCGGATACCGTTCTGCTTGACCTTTTCTAGTTCGGTAGAAGTCTTGCTAAAGTTGTTGTTAAGACGGTCTGCCGCCTCACTCCAAGTACCTGTCTTGTTAATACTATTCAGTTCCATATCACTTCTTTACTTTTAAAGTCCCGTTTGTCACGACTCCTTCTACTGTCTCATATTCCACATATACCTGACCTGACGAAACATCATCTTTCCCCGGCCAATTACTGCAATCAATATTGGCCACATGCTTATACACACCCACTCCATTATATACCGGTTTCATTCCGACTAACAGCGTTTCGCCTTTAGAACCATAGAAGGATACGTTATTGGGATTAAGAATGATATCCGTATTTTCCACATGATTCTGTATTCTGATACGTTCCGGATATACAGTCGTTTCTAGTATCAATTGGTCCCCTGCATATTTCCGCAAAATCAAATCACCATATTCCCATCCGTCCGATGATGTGTCGAACCTTAATATCAAAGTGGCATGTCCTTCAGTCGTGTACATTTCAAGAGTATTTTTATCCGGATCAATGACAATGCGTTTCCCGTCAACAGATGTTTCTACTTTTCCGCGGAAAAATCCGCCCAAGGCTTCAACCACACCTCTGAACTTACCACCCAAGGCATAAATATAGCCACGCAGGAACGTATCGCCACCATGAGTGGCAACGAAGTTCGCCATATTCGCCCATTCTTCATCGGTGGGTTGATAATTCGGATCATTACGAAACCTCATTACGGTTAATATAGCCTGTTGCAGCGTGCCACCTGCCCAGAATGCCACATCATCATCGTCATTGTATATGCCGCTCACTCCGGCTGTGACCTTTTGCATCTTACCATCCTTGTAGTTGCCCAGTTGGATCATATTGGCAAGGATCAAACCGCCAAGGATATCCACAGATCCATCCTTAATCGCGCTGGCGATATAATTGATTGACTGAAAACCGGCTGTTGCCTTGTCGTTATCCAAAATGGACGGTTTCCAGTCTGTGGCAATGGTCCCTCTTTCTAGCTGAAGATCACAAACGGTTGCGGTACCGCTAAGCATGAAAATACCTGTACCGTTAAATGCGAACTTGAAAGTGTATCTTTGATAATCGGACGCAAGAGGCTGAGTTGTGCTGAAATCACCACACGAAACAGCCACAGACGTACCTTTAGCCTTAAAGGATATAACATAATTTTCATTTTTAATCAAGGACACGGATTGGGACAAACTACCGATTGAAGCAGAATACCCAGAGCCGGCAGCACTATCTGCGGATACAGTAGCCACTCCCGTCCAATACTTTAATTGCTTGCTGAAAAGCTCGGTGTCCGCCGATAATTCGGTAGTGGCAGACAGTTCCTCTGTTTCATAATCTCCAGTAAACCCGGAATTACGCAACAGATTGACCGAGCCGACAGCCGCATTGTCTATCGCATCCTGAGCCTTTTGGGCCAAATCGGCAGCCGCCTGTATCTCATCCGGAAGCCCTTCCATGTTACGCCATCCGGTGGAACCCTGCTCGATATGGAACATACCCTTGATATCAACACCGCCTTTTTGTGTATAACGGATGTAAGTGCTCTCATCCTTGGCACCGATATAGGCATCACCATACACATTGATATAGGCGTGTCCGGTAGACTTGTCAAAGCCCAGCCCGATAACTTCTTTACCCGCCAAAGAAAATGTATTGATACCTTGATAAAAAGTAATGGAAGGCGAAGTCTCGTTTACTGATGATAAGATTATAGCTGCCTGACGGGTGATATCCGTCAAGTGTCCCAAACCAATAATATCATCACCGGCAACCGGGATATCACTGTCCTTGTCGGCATTGGTTTTGCTCAAATCAATATAGTCAGATCCTACACCTGTCACCTCGCGCCAGTAGTAGCGATTGGATACATTGTGAGATGTTCCTTCTTTAATGCTAAATTCTTGGGCTAATGCTAATGTACCGACTGTAAATTCGTTATTGATTGTCACTCCATCGACTTCCGACAAAAAAAAGCAGCGATAGCTCTCATCAAGTTCCTCCACCCTGACACACTTCATTCCGGCCGGAGATATGATCTGTTCACCACCAACATGCGTTTTCTTTTTCACTTCAAGTTCATCAAAGACAGCCTTAATCTTCACATAAAGCCGGTCAACAACGGCTTGAGAGGTACCATCTTCCAGTACAGTAATTCCACTACCGTTCTTACCAATCAAAAGACCTTTCAAAAAAGTGATCAGCTCATTGGCGATATCTTCTTTATCTTTACGAAGAAAATATTTTTCAAAATCAGTTATATCAGCACCTGCATCAATCATGGCCAACAACAAAGAACCGACACGCAATGCCGTATTCGCTCCGGCATTACGCTCATCCCTTATCTGCTCCGCCAATTTTTTTAATGTGTCTTTAATATCCGCCATTTACTTTTTTAGTCCAAAGTAACAACAAAGCCAAAAGCCGTAAAAAGACATCATTTCTTTTTATGATGCCCCCATAAATGCGAACGCATGGAGGTACTGCGCTTGTGATTCGCCTCTTCAATCTTCTCCGCAAGCAGACCACAGAACTCCTCACCATACATGTATGCCATCTGCTCTTTCAAGACCATGACCGAAGCAAAATAGGCACGTGAGAACCATTCACGGGGTTTGCGAGGTTCACCTGAGGTAATCTTGCCGGATTTTTGTCTGTGCACATAATTCTTGCCTCTCAAATCCGGATTCAAAAACTTCAAATCGCCCTTGTTATGCCCTCTATGCCCGTCATTATACAACTGGCCGTCGATCTCATACCCCCGCCCCGTACCACAATCCTGATAAATGCCATATTCCATAAACTTATGCTGGATCACCGTCAGTTCACTGCTGCCCATTGTCACATTCTCCGTAATATCATTGTGCAGTAACACCGTATCAACCACGTGCAGTCTCATGATCTTCTCCCTCCAGATAGTGACCATCATCTCGGCCCACGCCTTCTTATACTTTGCCCGATCTTCAGCCGTGGACTTCGACCTGTTCTCATTCCTCCCACTCATCACTGTCATAAATTAGAGATACCGGTTCGGAAACATCAATCATAAAATACAGACCTGTGCATCCGGAAATAAAGTATTCACCCAGTTCACGTGAATACACATTATCCGTATTCAGGTACACCAGTTCGTTATCCAGATTCTCACGGTCAACCAGCATCCTGCTGTGCACCTGGCGGAACAGCTGCCGGCACACCTCCAGTGCCGCTTGGCGTTCCGCCATATCACTGATACGGTACCGCATCATGAGAAACACGGTAAAAGTACGCTTTTTAAAATATCCTCCGGAACGCTTCTCGGTCACTCCGTCATTCGTATCATCTACCGCGAAAAAAGCGGATTCGCGCCGAAGATTCTGAAGAACCTCTTCAAGCGAGTTGATACCGGAACAGACACACGGATAAAAAGCGTGAGCCTTGGCCAATTTGTTTTTTTTGCACATTCCTTTAAAATAGGACAGCGCATCGAATAAATTATTTGCATCCATATCTCTGTTGTAACTCCTGTGCCTCGCGGGCCTTCTCATTCAGTTCGGTCAACGCCCGCCAGCAATCCATCTGCAATACTTCTCTCTCCTTTGTGATATCCCCGCCTGTCAATGCCCGAATCTCCGCATTAACGAGTTCAAGCATATTAAAGGCTTCACCCTCCAGTTGTTCCGGAGGACGGAACAGATAGGGAAAGCATTTTGTAAAATGATTCTTAACCGATGCAATCCACAAAAACACGGACAGCAGTTCTTCTTCCGAAGGATTGAACCGGCGGGGATGCCGCCCTTTGCGATCCACATACAACAAAATTGCCATGGAACGCAGAAGAGCGTTATCGCGCGTGCGTAAAAAGCCCTGATAATAATTCTCAATACTGACATACTCCTTAAACGGAACATCATGCAACCGGGCATCCACCGACCGGAACCTGCCGATCCGCCACAAACAGAAAGGCATATCACCCGGACGCTCGATAAAATCCAGCATGTGCAGGAAAGACTGTACTTGCCACGAATGAACAAAGAACCGAACCTTTTTCCATCCGTTGCGAACAGAACAAACCCACCCGTCCTCCTGTCTGCGCAATACAGTGATTCCCAGCAGCCGGACAAAGATGTATGTCTTTGCCGTGACCGGATCAAAACGGGTCATGATATAACACACATAACGCAATTGCCATTGCTCCAGCTTGTGCCATGCATCCGGCAGATGGAAGTTGATCAACCTATCCCCAAAAGTAGCAGGTGTCTTCTTTTTCATTTTTATAGTATTCAAAATGTTTTACCTTATACGCATCGCTATCCTTATACGCCGGAAAATCGTCCGGACACCCCTCCAGCAAGTTAACCACATTCGCCAGTTCCACACGGAATGCCGGCAACTGCTTGTTGATCCAAAAACCTATCGCCCTACGGAGCGAACAAACCAACGGTATCTCAGCTTCAGCCAGAGACTTATGCCGGATTTGTTCAAGCAAATGATCAAATAAAACTGCGGATATCTCGCGCCGGATATATTCTTCAGCCTCGCTGATTTGCGGACGAAGTTCGAGCAGATCAGCACGGATGGCTGTCGGTCGGCCTGCAAAATCACGCACATGGGCACCGGTATAGTAAAGGGAACTGATCACCAACCGGGCACAAACAGATGAAGACCAAGCGTCATCACCAGTCATACCCTCAATAATACAGTCCAGCGTATAATCCGCTTCACGCTGTATCTGCACGCGCAACGATTCAACCCGATCACGTGATGCCGGAGATATATTCTGGTTATTGACAATACCGAACCCCGTATCCGTCAGTATCAGATCCAGCCCCGGGATCGCCTGATAAAACGCATCAAGACAGATATAACGGCACACATCTTCTTTAACGGGCAGCGTATCCACATCCGTATCACTCCCCAGCACCGTGCCGAAGAGTTTATGTTCAGCCTGTTCAAACCGATCTTGTATCGCATCAAACACATACACGTTTGCCGAAGCAGCTGCAAAAACGACCTTCTCAAAAGTCTGTTTATCAATTATCATCTTCATCGTTATTATGGTTTATCCGGTTAGCAGTCGTTGATTTGGCATCGGTATTCTGATCCAGTGTCGTGAGCAGGATCATCGGCACATCCGGATAGACCTTCTCACCCCATCCGTTATAATGAATCACCACATTATGCGGCATATACATCAGATCATGAAAGGCAATCTCAAGCGACTGCTTGAGAGTAAACAGCTCGCGCTTGTCAGATCCGGAGTTATTGGACTGTGACTTGCCCGGAGTGGCTCCCACCAGATTGGGATGAATATTATCACCATAACAGGTAATATTGGACGCCTCTTGAATGTCTTCAGACCAGTCGCCACCCTCTTTAGTCGTATCAATCACATTGATACGCACCATACGGTTCTCCTTGCCGTTAGGATCGATGTAATAACCGGTAATCCAGACCTTGCCGGAATTCTCGATGCCGGACACAAAATTTTTAATATTCTCTTTTTCTTTCTTAATGCGCTCCAGCTGCTTTACAGGCTCGGTTATGTGCTCTTCAGCCAACAGATTGGACCAAAAATCCTTGTGGACTTCAACCTGGTACTTAACCGTCGCATGATTCTTCAGCTTGGCTTTTTTCCCCTTACCAATCAACCGCTTGATGTCAAACCAGTCGCCTCGAAAAATAGAAGTATAGTTGGGTAACGGATAGTATCGGCAGCCGGGTGTCGGAAAACGGACCAAAATGGCAAACTTGCGGTCTTTAGTGGGTATAGACTTTTTTCCGTCCTTGCCGGGTTCACGCCCCATCCGAACCTCCAGATCACCCAACGGGTCTTTTTCGTCAAGCAGCGGCAGTACCTCGATCTCATCCTCACGCAAGGCCGACTTCCGGAAGTTGCCATAGAAAACATGATTGATACGCCCCTTATCATCCGCCTTTTCAAACCGGCAATAACAGGCCTCCTTGTGCCGGAGCCTGACAATCCGGGAACCGTCAACAGACAGTATGATCACCGACACACAGAAAAAATAATACTTCATATCTGTCGCCTGTTCAAGCATGAAGGAAGGTATACTGTTATGCAGCATCCATTTTTTAATTTCCTTATCAACAGTCGGTCTGCCCGTATCATAGTCATTATACTTCTGCCCAGCACCGTAACAAGTAAGCACATTGAACAACTTGTTCTGAGACATCACCTCGTCAACCCCTATCAACCTGATCAGCTCATACGGTAGCCTGTTGTCAGCGCCCCAGTTCACGTATTTATAACCTTTCGCCCCCGGCAACGTCGTCGAGGACACATCTTCGCCATCCTCGTCAAAAACCGCCGAACTGTCCTCGACCGTCTCCATGGACGCCTGCACGCCGGATTTACCCACCTCAAACACACCTGAAGGGATATAGTCCAGCCGCACCCTGTTGTTTGTCTTATTTTTCATAAATAAACCTCCATACCATTAATTGAAAACAATGTGATATCACGCAACCTGCGCGGCAGTCCGGATTTGGGACACTTGACCAGATGCGTACCTCCCCGCCAATGGGAACCGATACAGATCACCCCCTTGTACTCAATGATGTCACCTGTGGACAATTTCCAGACACGCAAATCAACCGGCTGTCCGGATTCCAGCAGCCGGATGGCATCAAGCCTATGTATTACCTTTATGCCCATATCACTCAAACGTATAATCAAATGTATTATCAAACACACGTCCGGCACGCGGCAACTGCAAGATATTGTGATTACGCTGCGCATACCGATAAGAGAAAGTAAAGAACGGCAAATGATCCAGATCGTTGCTGCGCTTCGATTCCGACTCGGTGATGGTAACCTCCTTGCCCACTGTCGTACCGTCCAGCAGATAAATCTCTTTAGACCGGAACAAATCATCAAGCCACAACGCCATCTCATGTGTCAACACACCCGTATTGGCCTTGAACACCTTGGTCTCATCAATCCGATAATTACGGAACATGCCATTAGTGTAAGCGGTGGACCGGACGTATTCCGGCTCCAACGCATGAGTTCCAGTACAGTAAACCGTCTCCTGGCACCCGAAAGAATTGGTGAACAACAGAACCGGAGCGACATCGGGCGCATCAGGATCGAGTGAGAAAGTCTGCGTCCGTACTCCGGCATGAATAATATAGCGCACCAGCTCGAAGCCTGGTTTGACCAACAATTCGGGAGAAACTTCTACCGTAACGATCTTGTCCGTATCTGTCACCTGCCGCAAACTCACCTCACGGGTAGACAAACCGTCTTCGTCCCGGTAATAGACACAGGTAGCAGTCACAGGACATGCCTCAGTCGTGACCAGATGCACGAACTCCTTGCGCCCTATCGCCGTAATCTTCTCTCCCATCAGCGTGGACAAAAAATAGCCCGCCATAAAATCCGCAGCCGGCATGGAGGACTCCGCAGCACAGAACTGCACCGTAAAGTTTTTATTCTGTTCGGATGATCCGTCCGTTATCCGATAACTGCACCGTTCTATCAGGTTTGTTGCCAAATACGGTTCAATCAAGCCCTGCAAATCATTGATGGTTATCCGGCCGGAAGCATCCGGAATGTAAGTTTCGGACAGAATCTCTTTTTCTCCGACTGTCAATGAGAGAACAGCCGTATTCTGATCCGTAGCGAACACCAGCTCGTTCAGTCCGGAACTAAAGGCATAGGCCGGGATATCCTTTACTAAAACTATCATATAACCTTTTTTATTTCAAAAATAAGGCAAATACCACAACCTATAAAAGACAAGGACACCCTGTCTTGCAACAGAATGCCCTCTATGTAAAATGTATAAAAAATGTTTCTTATCGACGCATCATCATCCATTTGGGACGATTGTCACTGTCTACATGGATGTGATAGCCCGTATCACGCATCGTAGATGCAATATCATTCAAGGACAACTCCACCATATCAGACAAATCATCTTGAATATCTTGTGTGCTTTTCAACAACACATCATCACCATCGGGTTGATCAGCCGGAAGAAACGCCATCAGATATTCAATCAATACATATTCCTCTACACGAGATTGATTGGGAGTAGAATTATTTTTCATGCTTCACCTCCTTTGTAACATAGTCATGCAAAAACGCATCTAATCGGATTAATTGTTCATGATTTATTTCGGATATATCTCCATAATTTTGAGCAAATAAATGGAATTTGACTTCTTTATTACCGTCACTACCTATCTCGACAGTCTTCATTATTGAAAATTCGTCATTCATCGCAAACCTCCTTCCAGCATTTTCGGGTTTGAAGCTTCACAGAAGCGGAACTCGCCACGTACAGGATAAATATGAACTATGAAGACAGTATTATACGGATTCTTATCGGGATAGACCT